ACGGGGGACCGCCGGGGAGGTGGCTCCCAGGTTTGCCGGGTTCAGAGGTCCCGGTGATCATGCTCCGCTGTCACGCAATGTGACGGCGTTTCCGCCGCGCAACGCGGCCAACTGGAGTGATCAACATGGAACTGTTCTGCTGGATCCTTGGCGCTTTCCTCGCCTACGGCGGACTCGCCACCGTGTCCTCGGTCGGCAAGCCGAGGGGCCCTGTGACCAACAAGCTCGCCGTAACCGTCGTCTTCGTGACCGCATGTGAGGTGACCGGTCTCGCCCTGGTGGCTACTGGGGTGCTGCGATGAAGGGCGGAGCCCGGACACGGTCCGGACCGGCCCCCGATCCCGACGCGCTGAGGCGTGAGCGGGACGCCGGCGAGTGGACGATCCTGCCTGCAGAGGGCCGTGAGGGCGCAACGCCCGACTTTCCCCTGTCCTGGCCGGAAGACCGCGAGCTGGAACTGTGGGAACGCTTCTGGAAGATGCCGCAGGCCCTCATGTGGGAGCGCTACGGCCAGGAGTTCGAGGTGGCGCTGTACGTGCGCCGCCTGGCGGAGGCGGAGGCCCGGGAGTCCTCCGTGGCTCTGTCGACGCTGGTTCGGCAGATGGGCGACTCGCTCGGACTGTCCACGCCGGGCATGCGCGCCAACCGGTGGCGTATCGACCGGCCCACCGAGCAGGACGAGACGTCGACCGTGACCGGCACTGTCCCGGACATCTCGCCGACCTCGGCGCGCGCCAGGCTGAGGGCGGTCTCCGGTGGTAGCGGCTGACGACGGGACCTGGTCCCTCGACTTCCCCACGCTGTTCGTCGTGCCGGACTGGATTACCCGGCACTGCAAGCTGCAGTCGGTGGGCGGCCTCGACCCGACGCCCCAGCCGTTCGAGATGTACGACTGGCAGCTTCGGATCACGGCCAACCTCTACCGGATCAAGCCGACTGCCGAGCTCGGCCAGCTGGCTACCGCGTTCGCGTACCGCCGTGTGCAGGCCGTTGCGCCGCAGAAGTCGGGTAAGGGGCCCTGGGCGGCGTCCATCGTCGCGGCCGAGGCGGTCGGCCCGGTTCTGTTCAACGGCTGGGCGCAGGGCGGCGACCGGTACCGCTGTGTGGATCACCGCTGTGGTTGCGGCTGGGTGTACGAGTACGAGCCGGGCGAGCCGATGGGGCGGCCGTGGAATCAGCCGCTGATCCAGATCACGGCGACGTCCGAGGACCAGACGGACAACACCTACCGCCCGCTACAGGCGATGATCCGCAACGGACCACTCTCCGAGATCATGCGGGTGGGCGAGCAGTTCATCCGCCTGCCGAACGACGGCCGCATCGACGTCGTCACAGCCTCGGCTCAGTCCCGCCTGGGCAACCCGATCACCTTCGCCGCACAGGACGAGTCGGGAATCTGGACCGACGGCAACGGCATGACCAAGGTCGCTACCACCCAACGCCGCGGCCTGGCGGGCATGTCGGGACGCTCGCTGGAACAGACGAACGCCTGGGACCCCACAGAGAACTCCGTGGCGCAGAAGACGGCGGAGACCAAGGTCCGGGACGTCTACCGGTACCACCGACTGCCGCCCAAGGACCTGGACTACGTCAAGAAGTCCGAGCGCCGGAAGATCCACACCTCGGTCTACGAGGGCAGCCATCACATCGACCTCGACTCCATCGAGGGCGAGGCCGCCGAGCTGATGGAGAAGGAACCGTCAGAGGCCGAACGCTTCTACGGCAATCGCATCACGGCCGGTATGGGCGCCTGGCTGCAGCAAGACCGCTGGGACGCCCGCATCGCCCTGGAGGACGTGCCGGACGGTGCGACCGTCGCCCTGGGCTTCGACGGCTCCGACGTGGACGACTGGACCGGCATACGGGCCGAGACCATGGATGGCTACCAGTTCACCCCCACCTACGGTCCCGACAACAGGCCCTGCATCTGGAACCCAGAGGAGTGGGACGGCCAGGTGCCGCGCCTCGAGGTCGACGCCGCGGTGGACGAACTGTTCGGCCGCTTCAACGTGGTCCGCATGTACGGCGACCCTCCGTACTGGACCAGTGAGATGGCGGCCTGGCAGGCCCGGCACGGCGAAAAGCGGGTCACCGAGTGGCAGACGTATCGGGTCGCGCAGATGCACGCGGCGTGCGAGCAGCTGCTGACGGACGTCACGAAGCAGGCCACGACGTTCCGGCACGACGGGTGCGAGACCACGTCCATCCATGTCCGGAACGCCCGCAAGGCGGCCCGGCCGGCGAAGCGCTACGTCCTGCGCAAAGCAACGCACGTCCAGAAGATCGACCTCGCCGTGGTTTCGGTCCTCGCCCACGAGGCCGCATGCGACGCGATCGCCGCGGGCCAGGCCAAGCCGAAGAAGAAGTCCCGCGTCATCGTCCTGTGAAAGGGGGTGCAGCCGTGGAAGCCAAGGACCGCACCCCCGCGGACTGGGTGGCCTACCTCGCTCGCGTCCATGAAGGGCTCGAGCCGGGCCTCGAGGAGCTGAACCGGTACTACGAGGGCAAGCAGGAACTTTCTTACCTCAACCCGGAGCTGCTCGAGGAGCTCGGGGACCAGATCCGGCAGGTGGTCATCAACTGGCCCTCCCTGGTGGTCGACTCCCTCGAGGAGCGCCTGGACGTCGAAGGGTTCAGGTACGCCGACGACGAGTCAGCGGCCAAGGACCTGTGGGCGATCTGGCAGGCCAACGGCATGGACGAGAAGTCCCAGCAGGCCCATGTGGATGCCCTGGTGATGCGCCGGTCGTTCCTGGTGGTCGGCACGAACGAGAAGGACGCGTCCACGCCGCTGGTCACGGTCGAATCGCCGCTGCAGATGCAGGTGGACCGCGATCCGCGGACCCGGTGCGTGCGGGCTGCCCTGAAGCGCTGGCACGAGCAGGACCCCATCACGGACGCCGTCACGGACAAGTACGCGGCCCTGTACCTGCCCGACGAGACGGTCTACTACAAGCAGACGTCGGTGACGTCCTGGGAAGAGACGGACCGCGACGAGCACAAGCTGGGCGAAGTCCCGGTCGTGCCGCTGGTGAACCGCGGCCGCATCATGAAGCCGAACGGCGTCTCCGAGCTGGCGCGCATCCTGCCTCTCTCGGATGCCGCCTGCAAGATCGGCACCGACATGATGGTCAGTGCTGAGTTCCATGCCGTACCCCGCCGGGTGGCGTACGGCGTCGACGAGGAAGACTTCGTCGACCAGAACGGCAACAAGGTCTCCAAGTGGTCCCGGATCGCCGGCCGTATCTGGGCCATGTCCAAGAAGCGGGGCGGCGAGGACGGCGCCGACGTCGTCCAGTTCCCGGAAGCCCAGCTCACCAACTTCCACGCGACCATCGAGCTGCTCGCCCGGCTGGTCGGCGGCCTGGCGGGCCTGCCGCCTCACTTCCTGGGCCTGGACACGAACAACCCTCCCAGCGCGGACGCCATCCGGTCCGCAGAAACACGCCTGGTGAAGCGGGCCGAGCGGAGGCAGCGGTCGTTCGGCGGCTCGTATGAGGACATGAACCGGCTGATCCTGCGCTTCCGGGACGGCACCTGGGATCCGCGGGCGATGAACCTGGAAACCCTGTGGCGGGATCCGTCCACGCCGACGTTCGCGCAGAAGGCCGACGCCATCGTGAAGCTGGTCCAGGCGAACATCCTGCCCGTCGAGCAGGGCCGCGAGGACCTCGGCTACACCGCGGTCCAGCGGCAGCGCATGCGGCAGATGGATGACGACGCCCTCGCCCGGGCCACTGGCGGCGACCTCGCGGCGGCCTACGGCCCCAAGCCGCCAGTCCTGGACCCGGGCGCCGACCAGGTCCCTCCGCAACCGGCGGAGTAGGCCATGGTCGACACGGCGCTGCGAGAGATCGCACTCGACCAGTACCGGCGGCAGCAGGTCATCGTCCGGATGGCCGTCAATCGCGTTCAGGCGGTCTGGCGGCAGATCAACCGCGGCGACATCACGGGCTCCTGGCAGCAGCTCTCTCCGATGCTCATGGGCGCCGTCATCGACGCCCAGACTCAGGCTGCACGACTGGCCGACCCGTACCTGGATGACGTCCTGGAAGCTGAGGGCGCGGACGCAACAGCAGCCGGCCGCGTCGTCCCCGGTGCCTTCGCTGGAATCGCCTCCGACGGGCGCCCGCTGCTGTCCCTGCTCTACCAGCCGGTCATCGACTGGAAGGTGCGGCTCCTGGCCGGGCAGTCCATGGAGGACGCGTTCCGCGGCTCCCTGTCCAGCGCGCTGCGCATCACCGCTACGCAGGTCGCAGACGCCGGCCGCGGGGCGACAAGTGTGGGGATGGCCGGCCGCCGCACGATCCAGGGCTACGTCCGCGTCGTGCAGCCCCCGGCCTGCGCTCGCTGCATCATCTTGGCGGGCACGGAGTACGGCTGGAACAAGGGCTTCCAGCGGCATCCGCGCTGCGATTGCATCCACCTGCCGACCACGTTGATCGCCCGCAACCAGCACCGTGACCGGATCGGCGCGGACAGCTCCTCCCCGACCACCCGGCCGGGCGGAGGCTCGGCAGGGTTCCTCGACCCTCGCGGCTACTTCAATGGCCTGTCCAGGGTGGAGCAGGACAGGGTGTTCGGTGAGGCGGGCGCGCGGGCGATCCGCGAGGGCGCCGACATGGGCCAGATCGTCAACGCCCGGCGCGGCATGACCACCGCTGACGCCTACGGGCGCCGCCTGGCAGCAACCCGCGAGGGCACGACGACCCGCGGCTTCTTCTACCGGCAGGAACGCGCCCGGGACATCGCCCGCGGCCGCGTGCCCGCCGACATCGGACGCCGCTACCGGCTGACGACGCCCCGCCTGATGCCCGAAGAGATCTTCCGGCTCGCTGAGAGCCGGGACGAGGCGCTCGCCATGCTGCGGCGCTTCGGCTACCTGACCTGACCACGGTGCAACGCCGACGGTCTCAACCTCCTGCAACGGGAGCCGTAATGAGCACACCGACACCGACCGAACCGATCACGGATCCGGCCGCGGGCAATCCGCCGCCTGTCCCCGCCGCCCCGCCCGCGCCGCCGCCGGCCGCCGACCCCGCAACGCCGCCGGAGGGCGGCGACGGGGGCGCCGCGCTGGGTCCGGCCGGAGAGAAGGCGCTGACGGAGTGGAAGCGGCGCGCCAAGGAAGCTGAGCAGCTCTCCAAGGACCAGGCCGCGCGCCTCAAGACGTTCGAGGACGCGCAGAAGACCGAGGCGGAACGGCAGGCGGACGCCCTCAAGGCTGCGGAGACCCGCGCCGAGAAGGCCACCCAGCTGGCCGTGTCCTCCAAGGTCGAGGCCCTGGCCGCAGGCCGCTTCCAAGACCCGCTGGACGCCGTCGAGGCGCTCAGGAGCGGCTCCTTCGTCGGCGAGGACGGCACGGTCGACCGGGACGCCATCACGGCGGCCCTGGACGACCTGCTGGCCCGCAAGCCGCACTGGGCGGCAGGGGAGCCCGGACCGCGCACGCCGCGGCCGGACCCCGCCCAGGGGGCCCGTCCGGGCACTCCCCCGAACCTCTCGCAGCGCATCGCGGAAGCAGAGCAGGCGGGCAACACCAAGCTCGCGCTCGCGCTGAAGACGCAGCAGCTGCGCGAGATCAAGCAACCAGGCAAGTAAGGGCAGGCCACCGGCCGCGCCCACCCACTCAGGAAGGACCCCGTTATGGGTGCAGTCAGCGGGCAGGGCACGACCTACAACCTGCCGAACTACCACGGGCAGCTGTACAGCGTCACGCCCACCGAGACCCCGTTCCTCGCCGCGATCGGCGGCCTTTCCGGCGGCAAGCGGACCAAGTCGGTCGAGTTCGAGTGGCAGACCATCGACCGCCGGGCGTCGACCGCGAACAACTCCGTCGTGGAAGGTGCCGCGGCGCCGACCGGTGTGGCCCGCTCGCGTTCGGCTGTCTCGAACGTCGTCGAGATCCACCAGTCCGCCGTCGAGGTGTCCTACACCCGGCAGGCCGCGACCGGCATGTACTCGGGCATCAACATCGGCGCGGACGACAACCCGGTCGACGACGAGCTCACCGCGCAGATCTCGGCCGAGCTCGAGTCCATGGCGGTCGACGTCGAGCTGTCGTTCCTGTCCGGCGCGTACCAGAAGCCGGCGAACAACGCGACGGCCCGCCGTACCCGCGGCCTGCTCACGGCGATCACGACCAACGTGAACGCCAACGGCGGCACCCCCCGGGCGATCAGCAAGGCCATCGTCGACGCCACCCTGTCCACGATGTTCGGCAACGGTGCCAAGCTGCCGCAGGACTCCACCGTGCTCATGTGCGGGGCGGGCCAGAAGGTCGCCCTGTCCAACCTGTACACGGCGAGCACCACGCTCAACCAGCCGACCATGAGCCGGAACATCGGCGGCGTCGCCGTGGACACGATCGTCACCGACTTCGGCACCTTCGGCGTCATGCTCGACCGCTGGATGCCCACCGGGCAGGTCGCGGTCGTCGACCTCTCGGTCTGTGTTCCGGTGTGGCTGGAGATCCCCGGCAAGGGCCTGCTGTTCGCCGAGCCGATCGCCAAGACCGGTGCCTCGGAGAAGTGGCAGCTGTACGGGGAGGTCGGCCTGGAGTACGGCGCCGAGTCCTACCACGGCATCATCAAGGACCTCTCGTAAGGAGACCGCCGTCATGGCGACGTTCACCAGCAGCAAGTACCCGGCTCTGACCCTGCAGGACGACAAGGGCATCTGGGCGCAGTTCGAGGACGGGCAGTTCGAAACGTCCGACGCCGGCGTGGTGAAGCGGCTGCGCGCCCTGCCCGAGGAGGAGGGGATCACCGAGGAGAAGTCCTCGGCGAAGGCCTCCAGCGCCGACGGCGGCTCGGGCGACCAGAAGTAGGAGGCGGTCGTGGCCCTGGCAACCCTGGAGGACCTCGCGGACCGGCTCGGCCGCGATCTGTCGGAGTCCGAGCAACGCCGGGCCACCGCGTGGCTCGAGGACGCCGAGGCCCTGATCCTGTCCCGGTTCCCGCAGTACGCCACCACGCCGACCGCCATCTCCAAGAAGGTGACGTGCGCGATGGTGCTGCGGGTCCTGACGAACCCGGACGGGAAGCGACAGGAGGCCGTGGACGACTACTCGTACACGGTCGACTCGTCCCGCTCACGCGGCGAGGTCTACCTGTCCGACGATGAGGCGGCCGAGCTGCGGCCCCAGCCCGGCGGCGGCGCCTTCAGCATCGTGCTGGGGGCCACGTGAACGTCGACGGCGCCCTTACATCCGGCCGGGCCGCGGCCGAGGACCGCATGCGGGACACCGTGCGTCTGTACACGCAGGGTCCAGGCGTCTTCAACCGCAGCAGCGGCACCACGGCGCCGGGGCCGCAGACGGAGTTGTACTCGGGCAAGGCCCGGGTGAAGGCGATCGCGGCGGCCACCGGCGAGGACACCGAGGCCGGGGAGCGTGAGGTTCTGCTGCGCGAGTACGAGGTGTCCCTGCCCTGGAGCACACCGCTCCCGCCCGGAACGCGCGTCCTGCCAGGGACCCGCATCGAGGTGACGGCCTCACCGGACGCCCGCATGGTCGGGCTGGTCCTGTGGGTGCTCAGTGCCTCGTTCAGCGACCAGTCCACGGCGTGGCGGATCAGAACGGAGGACCGGTCATGAGCGGTGGTGCCCGATTCGACATGGGCGACGTGCGACGCCTGGAGGCACACCTCGCACGGGCGATCCCCCGGGCCCGCCGGGACACCCGGGCCGTGGTGGTGCGGGGCGCGATGAACATCAAGAAGGACTGGCGGGCCAACGCCCGGACCTCCGCACCGAAGCATGCCCCGATGTACCCGCGCACGATCGGGTACGACGTCGCCGCCTACGGGCGGGACATCATCATGGCGACCATCGGCCCGGAGAACCTGCACCGGACGCGTGGCTCGCAGGGCGCGCTCGGCGCCATCCTCGAATACGGGTCGGTGCACAACCCGCCGCACCGCGACGGAGGGCGGGCCCTGGACGTCGAGGAGCCGCGTTTCGAGGCCCAGCTCGCGCTGATCGCCGAACGCGGCCTGGCCTGGTGGTGAGCGGATGAGCGCACCGGCAGTTCTGCCGCACGTGGACGCGGTACAGGCGGCGCTCGAGGGCGCCGGCCTGACCGTGTATCTCGGCGGCGCGCCCACCGGGTCCGGCTGGGTGCCTCCGGACCTGTACGTCGTGCTCTACCCGGAGCCCGGCGCGGCCGTGCGGGAGTCCCTCGCGGACCAGCGCACGGACTTCACGACGACCTTTCAGATCACCTGTGTGGGCGCCTCGATGGAGCGCGCCCTGTGGGCGGCGGACAAGGCCCGTGCCGCTCTGTCGGCGCCGCTGGCGGTGGCAGGCCGGGTCACGTGGCGGCCGGAGGATCTGGGCGGG